TGAGAAAGAATTAGTAACTATGGTATTAAATCAAGCTTCTAAATTTATTAGAAGTAGATTAAGAACTAAACCAGAAAATGGTATCGCCATGAGCTGGATAAAGAAAGAATTAGAGTTAAAAAGAAGATGAGATTTAAAGATTTTATAATAGAAAGTATCATTGATATACCACGAAGAACATATGCGTCAGCTGTGTTTGATGATGCTGATACTAAAAATCCTAAAATCAAACCAAGTGTTAAGAAACTTATTGATGAACAAATCAAAGAGTTTGAAAAAGAATATCCAGTTTTAAAAGTATCATTAATAGGTTCTATACTTACAAAGAGATATAGAAACGATGCTGATTTAGATTTAAATGTATTATTTGATGTGCCAAAAGAAAAACAAGAACAAGAAAGAGTTGATCTTTCTCTTAAATATTTGTCAGCAAAAAATCCAAATAACATACAAGGTAAATTAATACCCGGAACTAAACACCCAATTAATTTTTACTTCATTACTGATCAGAAAACTTATGACGATCAAAATAAGAAAGCAGATGCTGTGTTTGATATAGAAAAAAATAAGTTTATCAAACGACCAGATGATTTTGTTTTTGATCCTGATTTATATGTAAAAGACTTTGAAAGAAAAGTACAGGAGTTAGATGTTGTTAAAGGTGAACTTAAAAGAGATATAATAGATTACAATGAATTAAAAGATTTACAACCAAATGATATTTTAAATCTACAAGAAAAGATTAAAGATAAATTAGAAGAAATAGAAGATAGTTTAGAAGATATTGTAAAAATTGGCGATGGTGTTGATGATGAAAGACGAGCAGCATTTAATAAAGATATGTCGCCAGATGAAATTAGAACTTATGGTGTCAAAAATAGATTACCTAAAAATGTTATCTATAAGATGTTAGAAAAATATCACTATCTAAAATTCTATAAGAAATGTAAAAAGATTTTAGAAGATGGTATTGTAACAGATAAAGAAGTACAAGATTTAGAAATACATGAAGCAAAAGGTAAATCAGTTGCATTTACATTTGGTCGATTTAATCCACCAACAATTGGACACGAAAAACTTATTAACAAAGTTAAATCATTACCAACAAATGATTATAAAATTTATTTAAGTAGATCGCAAGATAGTAAAAAGAATCCATTAAGTCCAAGAGATAAATTAAATGTTATGAAAGATATGTTTCCTACACATGCTAGAAACATAGAACTAAATCCAACTAATATGGTTTTAGACTTAGCAACTAATTTATACAAAAAAGGTTACTCAGATGTAACTATGGTAGTTGGTAGCGATAGAGTAAGAGAGTTTGAAGGTATACTAAAAAAATACAATGATGTTAAATCACGTCATGGGTACTATAACTTTGATAGTATTAAAGTTGTATCTGCTGGGGAAAGAGATCCAGATGCTGAAGGCGCTACTGGAATGTCAGCAAGTAAGATGAGAGCGGCAGCTGAAAAAGGTGATGAGAAATCTTTTTCAAAAGGGGTTCCATCTGGTTACAGAAAAGTACCACAATTAATAAAGATGGTTAGAAAAGGAATGAACTTAGCTGCTTCATATGGTGGTATGATACACTCGGCACCAGAGAAACCAATAGTATCATTAAAAGAGTTTGAACAAAACCAAATAAGAGATTTGTATGTTAGAGAAATGATCTTTAACATCAACGACAAGGTAGATTATGTCAAAGAAGACATACAAGGAACAGTAAAAAGACGAGGTACAAATTATATTGTACTAGAAGATAATAATAACAATTTACACAAAGCATGGATATGGGACTGTATTCCGATCGCAGCAGACAGAGAAGTCGAAGTACGAGAATACAACCTTGATGTAGATTATGGATTTAAGGCGGTATCAAATATTGAAGAAGATAAAACTCCACAAGATAAAACAGTGAGTAAAAAACCTGGAACTCAACCTAAAAAATATTACAAAGATTTATCAAAGGGTGAGAAAGAAAAGAGAGCTGATTTCTTTAAAAAACAAAAGTACAAGAAAAGTGATGATGAAGATGATTATAAACCAGCGCCAGGAGACAAAGATGCCAAGACTAAACCATCTAAACACACACAAAAATATAAGAAGATGTTTGGTGAGTTAAGAAAAGATTTACAAGATGCTTGTTGGAAAGGATATAAACAAGTAGGTATGAAAGATAAAAATGGAAAAAAGGTCCCTAATTGTGTGCCAGAAGCATACGATATAGGACATGATTATGCGAAACACGCAGTATCATTAACACCAGGACAAGATGGGTATGACCCTAATTATCAAGGTGGAAGTTATGTACCAAGTAATACTAAAGAAAACAATAAAAAAGTGGTAACAAGACCAGAAACTACTGATATAGAAGTTAAGAAAAAAGATATAGAAGAATGGGCAATCTCGGATTCCACAATGGATAAATATAGAGAAAGATACAAAGATGACTGGCGTTCTAAATTAGACGAAGTTGTGAAAAGAATGATGGAAAAACTATAATGAAAACTTTTAAAGAGTACGAAAAACTTGATGAATCATGTGAAGAATGTATCTTTGAACACGAAGCTGAAGGTATTTACGAAGCAGAATATCAAGGTAAAAAAGTAAAATTAAACGACCCGATAAGAGGTGGTAGTAAAAAGTTTTATGTATATGTAAAAGACGGTGATAAGGTAAAGAAAGTATCATTTGGTGATACAACTGGATTAAGTATTAAGAGAGATGACCCAGCTCGAAGAAAATCTTTTAGAGCAAGACACAATTGTGATAATCCAGGACCAAAAACTAAGGCCAGATATTGGTCGTGTTATCAATGGAGAGCGGGAGCAAAGGTAAATAACTAATGACTAAAAAAACATTAAAAGAATTAAGATTAGACTTACAAGAAGCGGAAGCTAGTAAAACTAATTTACAATATATTAGAGCGAAGACAGCTAGAAACGACCACTTTGAAACTAGAAGATATATCGCTGCTGAAATTTTAAGAGATAAAAAATTAGCAGATGCTTACAAAGCATTAGAAATAATACACAATACTTATGGTTCTATTATCGGTAATGACGCTATTACAATTAGACAAAGATTAGAAAAAACATTAATGAATGGCTTGAAAAGTAAAATTAAAAATTGGGATGCTGTGTATTCAGCATTATAGGAGAAAAAATGAGTAGATACAGACAAACAATGTCAGAAGCTTTGAAACAAGTTAGAGAAGCAACACAGAAACCTTATGTTTCAATGTCTAGTGGTGGGCAATATAACGTATTAGATAAAGACGGTAAGACAGCATATTCTACGAGAGATCAAAGATTAGCACAAGATTATTTAAAAAAGAATTATGATAATTTAAAAGAGGTATCTGACCACGAAATTTCAATGGCGAGAGGCGAGTTAGAAGCTATCGCAGATAAAGCAACTCAACTTGCTGGCGCTCTTCAAGGTAAATCAGATGAAGGTAATCCATTAGAAGCTTGGGTACAATCTAAAATTACAAAAGCAAAAGACTATATCAACTCTGTATCTGATTATTTGACATACGATCCTAGTATGAAACAAAACGAAGATTTAGAAGAAGCTAAAATAATTTCAGATATATCAGGTGTAGGTATCAATGTAATAAAAAAAGAAGTAATGCCATTCAATGTAAAAGTTGGTAGAGTAGGTCCAGGTATGGACTCTGATTATGAAGTAGAGTTTATAGGATCAGAACCTAACTTAATTAAGTATGCTAAAAAACATTTAGATTTTGATGGTAGTAATTTCTCACAACTTAAAAAACATTTAGCAATGGAAGAAACAGAAGTTAATGAAAAAACTTATGGTTGGACATTAGTATCAAAAGCAAAAGACCTTGCTAAAAAGTTTAAAGATAATATGACAAAGGCTGTAGATGAAATAGAAAAACTAGAAAAAGGTTTATCTAAAAATCCTACAGTTGATGCTGAGTTAAGAAAGTACAATGAAAATTTAGAAGAAAAATACACAGTAGTTATTACTAAAAAAGATGGTACTACTATGGAATTAGGAAAATATAATACTTCAGCAGAGGCACAAAGATATGTTGACCAATACGGAAAAGGTGCTAAAGTAAAAAAAGAAGAAGTTGAATTAGATGAGATAGATGAAAAAATTAGTGACATCTTTAAAGCAAATAAAGAAGGCGAAAGTATAGATGATATTGCGAAAAGATTAAAACTATCTACATCAATGGTTAAAAAATTAATAGGTGAAGCAAAAGACGAAGAAGAAAAAAAAGAAGAACCTAAAAAAGAAGAAGATAATAAAGAGGGTGAAATACAATCTTTAAAAGCTCAGATTGCTATGTTAAAACAAAAGTTAGAAAATGAGAAACATAAAGCAATCAAACCAGAACCAAATCCAGAAACTGGTGAAGTACCTTTAACAATTGGTATTGCTCACGCAGAGTTTAAAAAAGAAAAAGAAAAAAAAGAAGTTAAAGAAGAAAACTTACAAGAGTTATCAAAGGCTGAAAGAGATAAAAGAATACAAAGAGCAAAAGATATGATTAAGTATTATGACGCTCAAAAGAAAGCTGCTCTTAAAGGTCCTAATAAAGCTCTTGCTAAAAAGATGTTAAAGAATGAAACAGAATTAGAAGAAATGAAAAAAGATGACGCTTACGCTATCGGTATGGCACAGGCTAAAAAATCTATGAATGATGAACCACCTTTAGATAAAAAGACTATTACTAAAGGACATGAAATTGCTAAAAAGATTTTAAACAAAGAAGAAGTAGCAATAGTTTATACTGACAAAAAAACAAGACAAGTAGTGTCTAAAAAATTTAAAAACGATGCGGAAGCTCGTAAATGGATTAAACAATTTGATGGAGCAGCTGGACAGATTAATTTTAAGCCTTCCAGTATGTTAAAAAATGAAGAAAAAAGAGTGTATGTTGAGTCAATGGCAGGATTAAGAAAAAAGGCTGACAAGTCTGGTATGCCATATTCAATATTAAAAAAAGTTTTTGATAGAGGTATGGCTGCTTGGAAAACTGGCCATAGACCTGGCGCTAGTCAA